GATTGTCGGCAGGGCCGGGCCAAGGCTGCGAATGAATCCAGCCGTTCGCCATTAGCGAAATTTCGCGGTCGATTATGCCTTGTGCGATATTCGACGCCGAAAGCTTCAAACCTTTATTCGGTATGTATTCGCCCTTTTCGTCTTTCGCGCATCCGTACCATTCGAACAACTGAATAAGCGAACCGGGTTGCGGGCAAAACGTAAATTCGGTGCCATCCGAAAGAACTATAGTCGCTTCGGTGCCGTCCGCTTCCGCCCACCAGCCCACACTAAACGGATGCGAAGACCCGTCGTCGTATGTTCTGTCGATTCGCCAGCTTGGCGGAATGACGAAGCGCGGTACAACGTGTATATGCGATTGCCAAAGGTCGTCGATTGCGCCGCCTGCGGTAACGTCCCAATCGCCGTAAAGCCAAGCCTTCCGCAAGTTCGGTTCTTTGATACTTTCCAGTTCGGCGATATACGAAGCCGGAAGGTATGGGTTTTCCTTATACGAACCGAAGATAGCGATTTGGCTAATTACGTGCGTTTCTTCTTTTTCGGTCGCCGGGTTGTAAATCTGAATTTCGCGACGAACTACGGTGCCACGCGGGGCAATCGTAATAAAGCGACGTTTTACCCAATTGTGACCGGGGCCGCTTGGGTTCGTTGTGCTGAATACTTCGCACTTTATAGGCGGCAGCGGTTCGCCGTTCGGCGTCAAATAGCGCCCGGTTTTCGGGTCTTTCGGCGTGTCTTTTATCGGGTCGAACGTACAGCGGTTGACCGACATAAATTTGTCGTAAAGGTCGCCGCTTGGATGCTTCGTAAGTTCGTTCCAACCGATAAACGGGTATTCGTGACCGTGGAAGCCTTCGTAATCCGACAGCTTCTTAACGTGCCGAAACAACAGTTCTTCGCCAGTCGGCCAAACCCATTTATAAGCCGACGTTGATTCGTAAAACTTGCCGCCGTCTTTTAGCTTTCCGTTATCGCCGAACCATTTTTTCGATTCGGCAACAAGGCCGCCCAAATGGTCAAATTCCAAATCGAAGATAACGCCGCGCCAGAACTTGCCGTAGCCTTTGCCGACGTTGCGATAAAAGCGCATAAGCTGCGTAAGCGTCTTACCGGGGCCGCGTGCGCCTTCGTACAGCGTATGCGCTGCCATCGAACAAAGGGCGATAGTCTGCGACCCCGGAAGGGGCTTAAATACGACTTCATACGGAACAGGCTTCGCCCCGTTCGTATCAATGGCGAGTGCGTGCATTTTCTAACAATTCGCGCTGTTGCCGTGCGGCTTCCGCTTCCCATTCGCTTTCGTTAGCGAATACTGGCATTTCGACGACGCGGTTTACGTTCGTCGTTACGTTTACGTTCGTTTGCGGTTTTTCGATGAACCCGCGAACGTCGGCGTAAAGCTTGGCAAGCTTCGCGTATTCTTCGGGCGTCGGCGGAATGGTTACGCCGTTCGGAAGCGTCGTACCTTGCATACGCTGCCAAATGTCGCGGGCAAGGTCGCCTTTGCCCGGAAGAAATGCCATATCGCCGCCTTCGTCGGTAAGGCGCTTTTGTTCGGCCTTAACTTCGGCGTCGTTCGGCCAATGGTTCGCAACCCATAGCGCGCGATTCGTGTTGTTCGGAAACAGCGAAAGCGCAGCCTTAAACGGGTCGCGTTCTTTCAAAAGAAGGGCCGCGTATGCGGCCTTTTCTTCGCTTTCTTTCAGTTCGTCGGACATAGTGTCGGCCTAGTTTATACGTCGTTGGCTTCACTATACCGCAAGCCCCGCGTTCTGTTAAGGCTTGTCCGCAGATTTAGGCGGCGACTGCGGCCCGCAATTGCGTTCGACGGCTTCGTTATGGTTCAGAATTTGCCGGGCCGTGCCAGCGGTAAAGCCGTCGGCCTTCGAAATCCAAATAGGCGCAACCCATTTACAAGCCGTGTCGATTACAACGGGCTTCGTTTGTACTGCGTCGGCGATGCTTTGCGGTTCAGTCGCGCGACCATTCGTCGCGCATCCGCCTAGCTTCTTCGTCGTCGTCAAAAGTAGAATTATCGGAAGCAACGTCTTTCGCATTTTGTACCGCCTTTACCTGTTGTTCGGAAGCTTCGCGGGCTTCGTTAACTTGGCGAACTGCGATTGCTTCGCGGTCGTTTGCCCGTTCGTTTGCTGCGTTGGCTTCGGCCTTGGTTGCGCCGGACTTGCGACCGGCATAAAAAATACTTGCCAGCATGACAAGACCCGCGCCGATTGCGGCAAGCCATTTGCCAAACTTGGCCCAAATTACGGAAAACATACGATGCCCCTTTACGCTTCATTCGTCGAAAGTTCGCCGTTCGACTTCAACAGCGGCAGCGAATAACGTTCTTCAAACGGAACGCTTTTAACTGCGGTCTTGTTTCGCCAGAACGACGGCCAGAAATAGCCGGTTACGCGGGATACTGCGAACGGTGCAATACTTACGGCGTTCGACTGATTACCGCCAAGAACCATAAGATTTCCGCGCGCATCCTTGCCCACAATAAAACCGACGTGGCCGCCGCCGCTTCGCGTGAAGGTCACAAGCGCGCCGTATGCGGGCCGGTCAAGCTTGGTAAGCTGCGGGGCTTCCCATGCCCGCGCCCTGTACCATTCGCGGACGACGTAGCGCCCGGCTACGCCCAAGCAATAGCCGACGAACAGTCCGCACCAAGGCGTTTCGTCGTCGTGCCACCAAGCGCGGGATTCGTTGGAAAATTCGCCCATGCGGTCAAGCATGGCAAGAAGCTTCGGGTTATGCGAAGTCTTCGAAGTGTCTTCGCGAAGGCCGATATACTTTCGGGCTTCGGCAACCCAAGGAAGTTCGTTATTCATCGGTCGGCCCCTTGTGCAAGTTCTTTTGCTTGACAAGGCGGGCAACGATGGAAAGCGCGAAAACAACAACGCCGATAAGCGGCATATACTGCGGCGGAATCGACGACTTCAATTCGTGCGGAAGGATTGCCCAAGCGGCCAACGCTGCGTCGGGAAACGCAACAAGAAGGCCAGTAATTGCGGTGCCGACTGCGGCCAGTCGAACCGACCAAAAGCGCCAGCATTCGCGCCAATCTTCGATAAGTTCGGGCTTCTTCATTTGCATTATTCCTTCTTGGCAAGCGCGCCCAAAACTGCGTCAATTCGACGGTTTGTTTCGCGCTGTTCTTCGCGCATACTGCGAACGTTGTTTTCGATGCTTTGAATATGTCCGTTCAAATCATCGCGCCGAACATAATTTGCCTGAACGTTGTTAATACGGTCGTGTAATTTTTCGTCGCCGTCGTTAATTGCTTTCATTACTTGACGGTCGCGAACAATAAGCCCGCCGACTGCGGTAAACAATCCAATAAACGCGCCAATTAACCATTTTATTTCGTCGCCCATTTGCCCCGGCCCTGAAAAAGTGCATTTGGCCGAAGATTAACACGGATTAGCACAAATTGACAAGAAACGCAAAAGAAAACCCCGACACAATGGCCGGGGTTTCCGTTGAAGCGTAGGCGTAGGGCGGGCCGTAGCCCGCGCCGTTGCTTACTTGGTGCGCCAGACGCGCGCGCCGCCTTCGACCGAACGAACAACGAACTTGCGGGTTTCGACCATGACGGGCACGATTTCGCCCTTCTTGTTAACCTTGGCCGCGCCGTCTTCGGAAGGCACGGCGAAACGGGCGGTTGCGCTGGAAACGGTCGAAGCAAGCGACTTCGCGGCGTTCGGCTTTTCTTCGCTGTTCGGAACGAAGAAGCTTTGGCCGACTTCCAGCGCGTCGAACGGGTAAACGTTGCCGCCGCGACCGCGACCGCTGCCGGTCGGCATCGGTACGTTGTCTTCGATGGCGAAGGAAGTAGCAACCGGGGCGGAAGCTGCGGCGGTGCCGGTTTCGGTGTTCTGATTCATTTCGTCGATTCCTTTTTGGGTTGCGCGGGTTGCGATTTCGCCCGCTTCGTTGGTCATTGCCGGGTTGATTTCTACCATACCGGCTTCGACAAGCGGGCCATGTACGGCAGGCGAAGTATACAGACCATTCGGCCCGGCTGCAACAATTTCGGCAAGGCCGATAACCGGGGCGGCGGTGTTCTTCTTCGCGGTCGATTTCTTGGTAGCCATTTTGTGTAACTCCTTAACGTTAAGGTTATGTCGCGTTGTTGCGACGGGTTGATTTTACGCCGACCGTTCGTTGTGTCAAGCGGTCAACGCAAAATTTCTTCAATTTCTGCGATGCGTTCGGGCGTGCATTCAGAATTGTAAATTTTGTCGTAATCCGGCCAAACGCCGTTCGCTACGTTGTCACAATACAACAGGTGCGCGCGGGCTTCGTCTTCGAAGTCCATTTGCCCGGCCATTCCAAGCAACGCGACGAAGGCGACGATTCCAGCGATAACAAGAAGATTGCGTTTCATTGTGGGCACCTTTGTTCGTTTCGATGGTTCAAGCTTACGACCGCTTCGAACCTTTGTCAAGTGAATTTGCGACATTTTCGTAACCGACTTGCGCGATACGTTGGGCCATTAGGCAAGCGTTTTGCGCTTCGATTAACGACGACAACAGCTTATCAAGTTCGCCGACCCTTGGCAAGCGTTCGATTACTTCAATTTGCGCTTGCAAATATTCGTATTGCTTCGAAAGCGATTGGTACATTACAGGCGCGGCGGCAAGCAAGTTATACAATGCCGGGTCAACGGTAACACGCGGCCCGAATGCGACAAAGCTTCCGGCAGGGTTCAGCGGGTCGGCCTTCGGTGCGCCGATATAGTTTTGCGTCGTTGGGTCTTGATAGAACAACAAGCCTTCGATTTGCGAATGGTCTAGCGGTTTCATGTTCGTTAATCCATTGTAAACAGGCATTCGACGCCCGCTTGGTTAAAGATGCGTTCGGCTTCGTCGGCAGACGCGCGCCAGTCTGGCGATATATGCCCACAATAAGCGACAACGCGACGGATACCGGCCCGAACGATGCGGTCGGCACAAATGGCGCACGGAAACAGCGGCGAAACGTACAGCGTACACGCGGACAAGTCTTCGCCCGGCGCAGCCTGCCGAATTGCGTTGTCTTCGGCATGAATTGCGACCGCGTGTTGTTCGTCGCGCGTCATGTTCAGAAAAACGGCGTCGTCGAAGCCGCGCGGCGGGCCGTTGTACCCAAGTGACGCAATAGACCGATTCGGGCGCACGACAGCCGCGCCGACGCGCTTACGCGGCCCTTTCGACCATCCGGCGACGTGTTCGGCCAGTTCGATAAATCGCGCGTCCCATTTGGACAGGGCTTCGCGCGGTGCGTAGATTATCGCCATTACTGCGGCCAGAACTTGCCGGGGTTGTAATCTTCCGCCAAGCCCCATTCGCGTTCGTTGGCAAGCTTCTTGCCGCGAATTTCGCCGCGTGCCTTTCCAACCTGCGCGCGTTCGACAGCTTCGCGAATGCGGCGGTCTTGTTCGCGCTTGTTTCGCATTTCCCGCAGTTTAAGCCAAACGGCGGCGGCAAGTGCGGCAAGTCCAATCGTCATAAAAAGCGGGTCAATGTTCATAATAAGCTTCGTCCTATCGGTAGGGCTTCTATAAGCCGTTCGTATTCCTTGCGCTTATCTTCGTATAACTTTCGTTCGTCGTCAAGCTTCTTTTTCCACTTTCGCCAAAAATACGCAGAAACGGCGGTTTCTGTCACACTTACGACAATTAAAACAATTTCAAGGGTCGAAAGTTCCATTATTCGTAACCCGGTATAACTTCGTTCGGGTCGCCGCCTGCGGCCTTGTATCCTTGGCAGTATCGGAACGCCTGTACGGCGTCCATTGTTCCGCCGCAGTTCGAACAAGTGAACTTTTGCCCGAACGTGTACGGCGGGTCGCCTATTTCGAAACGATGGCGGGCGCAACCGTCAATCTTCGCCCGGTTGGCCTTGACAGCTTCGAACATTTCGCGCGCTTCGTCTTTATTCATCTTCGACCGCCCTTAACGACAAGTCGCCTTTGAAGTTTACGACGCCGTGCCCCAAGTCTTGCACGATGAAACCGCCCGACACGTATTCGAATTCGCCGCTTTGCAGCATTTCGCCCGCGTGGTACAGCGCGTCGCCCATGCGGGCCGCCTGCGCGGGCGACAGGGCCGTAAGGGTCACGGACGGGGCGTCGGGGCCATTGGCCCGGAACAGGGCCGCCAGCATGAAGCCAAGGACGAAGCCGCCGACAGGGCCGCCCAAACAATAAGCCAAGACATTTTCGTTACTCCTTCGTTAATAGTAATCGTAATCCGGTTCGTAATCCGGTTCGTCGCGTTCTTCCTTGTAATTGTATTCGCCGTCGCCAGCTTCGTAAAGCTTGTCGGCGATTGCGTCCAATCCTTTCGGAAGTTCTTTGTAATCGACTTCTTCGCCGTCGATAAAGTACGTCGGTTCGCCTGCGTCGGATTCGTCCGGGTAACAGTCTTCCCAAGGGCCGGAATAGCGACCGGGCGTAACCGACAAGACGTATTCGCACGACAGAACGCGCCCGTCTTGCATTTCGAATTCGGTTGTTACGTTATAAGCTGGCATGGTCGTTACTCCTTTGTTCGTTCAACTTACGAAGAAGTGTACGGCAGCTTCGAAGCTGCGTCAAGCCTTTTTCGCAAGTTGCAGCAACGCCGAAGCCGACGACCGTTTGCCGACGCATACGTTACGCGGCGTGCATTCGCGATACAACAGCCAATAACCCGGCTTCGTTACGACGAAACAGCGTTTCGAACGCGCAATGCTGCGGGCTTCGTCTATCAATTCTTCGTCGGTCTTTTTCATTGTTCGCCCCTTATCAAGTGCGGTTGATACGGCGGCAACTTCGACGCGCGATACAGCTTGCCGCCTTCGACGTAATACCGTTCACCATAGCAAACGGACAAATGCCCGGCGATGCGGTCAAGGGGCCAGCCCACAAGGGCCAGCGCCGCCGCTTTCAACCGGGCGCGGGTCAATTCACAACGAAGACAATTCACGACTTCGCGTCCGGGTCAACGATGCGAACAACGCCGTACAACGTTTCGACCGGCCAACAGTCGCGACCTTGCTTAATTACTTCGGCCTTAAATCGCGGGTCTTCTTGCGCAATATATGCGACGACGTAACCGCCTTCTTCGTCCGCTGTTACGCAGCGTTCGACCTTCTTTCCGTCAAGTGTGATTATTGCGCGCATACAAAGCGCGGCCTTTTCCGGGTCTGGCCCGGTCATATCGTCAACAGATAGTTTCATTACGAACCCCATTCGATATAGGAACGAAGGTACGACGCCGCTTGTTCCCAATCATAGCAGACGGCCCAACCATAGCCGACGCGCTTTGCGTATTCGCCGAAGCTTCGTTGTTCGTCCGATACGCCGCCCTTTGCGGTTTCCGACTTCGGACGTTCGGCCGGCTTCTTCATTTCGATATAAAGACCGGCCCATTTCATCATCATTATTTGCGGGTCGCTTGGGCACGGTTCGTAAACCGGCCAAGGCAAGAACGTATCGGCTACGCCCTGCCGCACGCCTTCGGCCTTCAACTGCGCGCCGCGTATCTTGCGGGACTTGTCGTCGTCGCCGCGACTGCCGCCGTTCGGTATGGCGTGGAACCATTCAAGGGCGGGCACCTTCGGCGGTGCGTCCGGGTCGCGCTTCGGTAGCTTGCCGGTCTTCGACCATTCGTCGGCAACGTCGAAGCCGTGCAAGTATGCGACGGCAGCATAGGCAAAAAGCGCCGTTTGGTGCGCGTGTTCGGTGCCAGACTTGGCAAGGGTTGCGGGCGTCATGCGATGCCCCTTCGGTCACGACAGCGACCGCAGCTTTCGACGACTTCGCCCGTTCGCGGGTCGGTCACTTCGACAACGCGCGCGAAGCGTTCGCCGCAAAAATCACATTCGCCCGGACGGCCTGCGGGTATCGCTGCGGCCTTTCGGCATAGTTCGCCGACCGTAAAGCTTATTTCGTTTTCTATTCGGTCGGCTGTTTGGTCTACTTCGTCCGCCATGTTCTTTCGTTCCCCATGTTAGAAAGAAGCCCCGACTATACAACAGCCGGGGCGCTTTGGTTAGTGTTTCGTTGCGGCCCCGCTTTCGCGTTCGGCCATTACACGCGCTACGGCCTGTTCTGGCGTTTCGCCTTCGCGCAGTTCGACGCGGATTGTTTCGACCTTGACGCCGCGCCCAAGGGCGGCCAACAGCAGGGCCAACAGGGCGTCGGGCATTTCGTCCCGGTCGTTCAGCAAGTCGGCGGCGTTCTGCAAGCGCGCGACGTGTTCCGTCTGGAACGCTTCGGGGTTGGCTTCGTGTACTTCCTGCGCGACTTCCAGAACATCGCCCAAGGCTTCGGCCAGCTTTTCGACCAAGCCAAGAATTTTGGCGCGGTCTTCTTTATCCGGGCCGGAAGCTTCGACGGCCTGTTTAATGTCGCATACGATGCACATTGTTATAACTCCTTCAAAAATGCCGGGTTGCGCCCGGCGCGCTGTTAATCAATCGAACCAAGCGCGGTCGATTTCCGGGGCTTTGAAAGCCGAAAGTTCGTGCGCCCAAGTCATAACCGAAAAGCCTTCGAAATTCGCGCCCGGATACTTGGCAACGATTGCCGCGATTGCTTCAACGGAAATTGCTTCTTTCGCCGATTCCAAAACGCTTTCGTCGAATTGGTTGGAAACGTTAACTTTCTTTTCGCCGTTGGCCCAAGCGGCCAATTCAATTTCAATTTTGATTTCGACGGCGGTTTTAAGGTTGGTTACGTTCATTTCGGCGGTTCCTTGTGTTCGTTGGTATGGGTATATAGTACGACGCCTTCGACGCTTCGTCAATACCTGCGAACAACTTTTTTCAGCCTTTGCGGTAACGAAGTTGTTTCGTCATTTCGCGCAGCCTTTGAACGCTTACGCCGCCGCTACTTTCGACACGAATAAAGCCGCTTTCGCGGTCATACGTGAACGACAGCGGGCGAACGCCGTAAACGGCCTTATATGCGTCGGCGTAGTCGTTGAACGCCTGTTGAACGGCCTTCGGTACGCTTCCGGCCTTGCGACGTTGCTTCGGCACTTTATGGCCGGTTTCGATTTCGTACATGCTTCGCCCCTTCTTCAATGATTACGACGGCTTGAAAGCCCGTCCGGGTTGGTTGAATGGCAAAGGCGTTCGAATACTGCGCGCGAAGGCCAAGGTACGACGACGCGAACACGCGAACCATTTTGCCCACATTGGGCCGCGCTTCGCCGTTCATGCTATCCGCACGCATTCGAAACAGCCGTATTCAGAATGCCGAATAACCGCAAACTTCTTGCCGGTCTTCTTGCTGAACTGCGACGCGCCGTTTCGCAACGATGCTTCGTTACCTTCGGCCAACGGCACGGCGAACGACTGGCCGATTTTCAGCAGCGGCCAAGGATACTTCGAACGTTGGTGCGTCAATTCGGCGTCAACGCCTAGCGCATCTTCGAACGACTTAATTTTGCTTCGCGCCTTCGGCGAACATTCGATTATTTCGTAAGACATTGCAAGCCCCTTTCGTTAGTGCGTGCCGGAATCATAGCCTTATAAAGTTTGTATGTCAACAACGTTATAACACAAAAAGCCCGTTATACGAATTGAAGGGTCTGTATAGCTGCTAAGTCCTTAATAAATAAGGAAATATAATAAATTTAATAAATATAATAACTAAAAATCAATCTATATAAAGAATGCTTAATTTATAACATTGGGTTGGGGTTTCAGGGTCAAGGGCATTATACGTTATACTTGTTATGAATCCGGCTAAAGCCTTGATACGTAAGGGTTTCAGCCTTATATAAAGCCCTTATACGACCCTTCGGCTATTATACGCGAAGACCCTTCGAAGCATTGGGCGAATGTTGTTCAATGCTAATAACTTCGAAGCTATCGAAGAACGAAGCAACAGGCGAAACAACCAACGCAAGCAACGCAACGCAGGTAAGGGCGCGCATTGTTGCCCGGAATGCCTTTCGAAATTCGCCGTTGCAGAACAGGTAATAAGCGGCTTCGAATTGGGAAGCGGCCAAGCGCGCAAGGGCCAACCCAAGCGCGACGCCAAATGCGATAAAATATGCGGTCATTTGTTCAAACTCCTTTCAAACTTGCGGATTGCATCGCAAATGCCTTCGTCGAATTCGTTGTAATCGCCAAAACAGCGCGACGAATCTACTTGCTGTTCCAACAGTTCCACGGCGGACGACCCGTCTTGCAACAGGCGACCGGCTGCGTAATCGAAGCCACGGCGGCGCAGGTTGGCGCGCTGGCGGGCTTTATGGTTGCGGATGAATGCGAACATACCGGGTAACTCCTTTCGTTGATTGTGGGCAGGCTGCGCGGCCCCTAGCGCGTGCCAAGGGCCGGGGCCGGGGTTAGAAGTTCCAAGGCTGCGCGTTGCGTTCCTTGGCGACCCTGCGGGCTTCGGCTTTACCGCTTACGGCGATTCGCTGGCCTTCCGGGCGGTTCGTTTCGCTGATTACAACGAACTTCGTTTTCTTGCTGGCGAAGTAATGGGCGAACATTTGTCGTACTCCTTGAAAGATGGCCCCGAAGGGCCGTTGTTGATTACTTGCAATCGACGTAAACGAAGGAACCGCATTCTTCGTCGTGTTCAACTTCGACTTTCGCTTGGCCTTCGAAGAACTTTGCCAGCTTTGCGGCGGCTTCTTTGTTGACGCTTTCGAAGCTGAAAGTAAAAGCGCGTTCGGCGCGAATAGTAAGTTCAACGGCTGCGCCTGCAACCTTCGACATTTTGGCTTCCATTGCTGCGACTTGTGCGTTCTTCATTTCGTTAACCATTCGTTGTTTGTTTCGATGGTTCAAATATACGATACCTTCGAAGCTACGTCAACAGGTACGACGAACTTTTTTACAGGCACGAAAAAGCCGCCCGAAGGCGGCCCGTTCTGCCCACACTGGCGGGCGCGCGTTACAGGCCGAAAACGCCCGGATGCGCGACCATGTATGCAACGGCGCTTGTTCCGTAATCCTTCGCCAGTGTGGCCCGGCTTACTTCCTGCAAATCGCCGCGTTCGCAAAGGGTCTTCAAGGCGCGCTTGATTGCCCCGCTTGCGCCGATGCGGTCTTTACGAAAGACGGCAACAGCGGCAAGCCTGCGTTGAACGTAGCTGTACGGAACAATTCGGTTCGAATGAAGGTTGGACATTCCTTCGCCTGCGTACTTCGCAACGTCCGGCCAAGGTGAAACGACGAAATCTTTAACGGTTGCAATAACCTTCGCAAGCTGTTTCGTTTCGTCGTTGTCTATGCCAATTTCGCCAGCATCGAACCGGGCAAGCAAGTTTCGAACGTCGGCGACGACAAGGTTAATCGCCCAAGACGCAACGTCGGCGGTAATGGTTGGGTCGTAAGGGTTGCAGCCAACGGCGATAATTCCGGCCAGCTTCAACGCCTTTACGTGCGCCCGGTTCCAAAGGTGCCGCCGAACTTCGCGGTCGCTTGTGTTAATGTTCGCGTCGCAATGCGCGTCGAATTGCTGGAACAGTTCGCGGGCGGTTGCGTCGGTTTGAACGTGAATCGCCTTATGCTGGCTGTTCAGCATTAGCGCATGGGCGCACAAGGTCGAAAGCCTGTCGATAAGTTCGAACGAAGGTTGGGCCGACAGGTGCCCCGGATTCAACACCGGGCGTTCGCCGTGGTATTCAATCATCGTAAAACGCGGCAACAGACCTTCGGAAATCAAACCTTCGTGTAAGCCTTCGTAAAACTTTTCGGGCGTCGATTCGCCAAGCAAGGTAAAAGACGGGGCCAATACTGCGGCGGTGTTCTTGTCCTTGTCTGAATAAATCGAAGGCCGAAGTACCTTGCCTTCGCCCGACTTGTTGTAAGCATCCAACAGGAAACGACGAAGCCCGGTAAGGTGCGGCGGTGCGTTGACGCTTGCCATTTGTTGAAGGTAAATGCCAAATTCGCCGACCAACGAAACGAACGACGTTGGCCCGCGCGACATATACTTAATAATCGCTTGCGACGAAGCAATTTCGCCGGGGCCGATAAAGTCCGACGCGGCGGGAACGGTTCGGATAACCTGCGCCATTAGCTTATCAATGCCGCTTGCGATGGCTTCTTTACCTGTTCCGGTCGGTGCCAACAACAGAACGTATTGATTAAGGCCAGTGCCGGAAATGTTGTACGCCCTGCCCACAATACCGGCGACCAAACCAAGGGCACCGGCCAACGCGATTTCGGGAACCGGGCGCGGCGCTTGTGCGTAAATGTATTGCGCGATTTCTCCGACTAATCCGGGCGGCACGCTATATACCTTTGAAGCTTCGTTAAGGTTCGGGGCCGGGGCTTGCGGATGCGGCGTCGCTTCGCTGTTCTGCGACAACGCGGCGGCCCTGTCGGCGGCTTCTTTCTTTGCTATTGCTTCGTCTAACTTGTTGCGCAATCCGTCAACGTCAACGGGCGGCAACATGCGGTCGAAACACTTGTTCAGCATGTACGAAACGTAATCGTCGCGTTTTGCTTTGTCACGCTGCCCCAAGCCCGACGCGCGAAACATTCGCGAAATCTGCGCCCGGTTCTGCGTATAAAACGCGATAATATCGACCAAGGCAAAGTCGGCTTCGGACTGCGAAGCGTACATGCCTTCCCATTTGCCCGCGTACAGTTCGGCGAACTTGTCGCCATTGGCTGCGGCAACTGCGCGGTTATAAACCTGTTCGTCGGTTTCCTTGGCTTCGGCAAGTCCGGCATAATGCGCGACGGCGACCGAACCTTGCCCCATTTGGCCCCAAAGAACGTTTAATAGTTCGTTGCAATCGTTAATCGGCGCGTTGCGGTAAACATCGCCGGTCATGGTCATATAACGAAGCGAAGAATAAACTTCGATAAACGAACGACGGCGGCCCGACGGAATCGCGCCCTTAACGATGATATGCAACCCCGAACCGGAAGGCGACCGTTCGGCGTAGCTGTTGAATTCGTTAAAAATCTTTATTTGGCGGTCAAGCGCCGTTTGGTCGCCTTTTGTGTCGTCAAGGTCGATAAACGAATAAGGGTCGTTTTCAGTCAATACGAAACCGATTCCGGCATACCAACCGGACGACATAGCGTTAACGCATTCGTCGAACCCGGCCCAAGTGTTCGGGTCGGTTACGCTGGCAAGGTGCCCGGTTTTTGCTGAATACGGAACCTTCGTCGGTTTCTTTGAATTCGTGTCTTCGTATCGCCAAACGACCCATTGCGGGTAAATCCGCATTTCGTGCGGAATGTTGTTAAAGTCCATTCTTTGCCAACCCTTTATCAATCTTGTTATAAGTCGTCGCCGTTATGTTCGGCGCAGAATTGGCAAGCAAAAGCTTTCTTATAAGTTCGTGCGAAACGTCGCATTGCGCGGCCAGTGCCCGCAGCGACCGCCCGACGCTTGCTTTCTTTACACGCTTCGTAAGTTCTTCAATGTCCATAACGCCACCTTCTAGCAATTGTGGGCAGCTTACCCGGCTTCTTGCTTGCTGTCAATTGTTGTTGACAGGAAAGGCGCGGTCGGTTACAGTGCTGGAACGCTGGCGCACGGTGCCCGGCCCTTTCAAAAGGTGAACGTATGAACGAACCCGCAAAGCCCTTCGACTATATCGAAGAAGCGCACGTAACCGCGTCGGACAAATACCACGGCGCACAAGTACCGCTTTCGTACTTTGTCGGCACTATTGCCGAAGCAATCGAAGCCCTTAACCGGCTTGACGAAATCAAGAAAACCCTTTTCTATGGTCGCGACTGCGGCGTTCCTGCGCCCGAAGTCGGCGCGCCTACGCTGGCGAACCTTCCCGCTTGGATTTCAGACCATCCAGAACACGACGCCGCAGCCGTGAACGTAATTCATGCAATTATCGGCAAGGCGACCGAAGCGGGCGAACTGTTGGAAGCGTTGGCCGCCGTTGCGAATGGCGAAGCTTTCGACGCTGTAAACGCAATCGAAGAAGTCGGCGACGGCTTTTGGTACGACGCCCTTTTGCTGCGTGCCATCGGTTCGAACTTCGGCGAAGCGCAGTCGGTCAACATCGCGAAGCTTCGTCGTCGCTTCCCGAACGCCTTTACCGAATTCGACGCCAACAATCGCGACTTGTTCGAAGAACGAAAAATTCTTGAACAAGGGGCTTGACAGCAACGAAGGGCCGCCGTATAGTTCGTACATACCGGCGCAATTGTGCGGCGGCCCAACCGAAGGAGTAACAACAATGTCTTTCAACGAAAACGCTAACCGCGACGCTTTGATTCTGCAATGGCAGGAAGCAACGAAGGCGCTTGCCGCAGCGAAAGAAGCCGAATCCGCATTGCGCGCCGAAGTTCTGAAAAATGCTTTCGCTTTCAACCCCGAAGCTTTGCGCGAAGGAACCGAAAACGTCGAACTTGGCGCAGGCTACAAGCTGAAAGCCGTTTTCAAGATTAACCGCAGCTTTGTAGGCGGCCAAGAAGCCGTCGAAAAGGCTTTGCAGAAAATCGAAAAGACCGGCCCCGAAGGCGAATTTATCGCCGAACGTTTGGTAAAATGGAAGCCCGAACTTTCCGTTACCGAATACAAGAACCTTCCCGACAAGTTCCGTAAGCTTATCGACGAAGTTGTAACGTCGAAGGAAGCAACGCCCGCGCTTGAACTTGTCGCGCCGAAGTCGAAGTAACAACCCCGCCCCGGTTGCCCACAAGCGCCGGGGCCATTCCCGAAGGTGCAAGTTATGCAAATGTCGCAATTAAAACCGGCGTCGCAACTGGCCCGCCGCTACGGCGTAAAGTCCGTCGTATTCGGTGCGCCCGGTTCCGGCAAAACGCCGCTTATCAATACTGCGCCGCGTCCGGTTTTGCTTGTGACCGAACCCGGTATGCTGTCCATGCGCGGTTCTAGCGTTCCCGCATGGGAAGCGTATTCGCCCGCGCTTATCGTCGAATTCTTCGAATGGTTTATGAAATCGCGCGAAGCTGCGAATTTCGATACGTTGGGTATTGACAGTATTTCGAACATCGCCGAAATTATCTTGGCCGACGAATTGGGCAAGGTCAAACACGGTATGAAGGCTTACGGCAATATGTCCGAACGTGTAATGAAAATCGCGAACGACTTGTATTACATGCCGCAAAAGCATATCGTAATGATTGCGAAACAAGCCCTTGTC